GGATCTTGCAAAGTTGACTTTTTCTCACGAAAGTCGTCTAAAACGGACTCTTTGATTACGCAGGTTGATCTGCGAGGGCTCTGAAAAACAGAGAGTTCCCCCCTCTACGATGGATTTCTATGTAGAGGTTTAGAAGCCCGTAGGGGTGGGCTTCAGCGTGGCGGAGCGAAGGCGCGGCTGCACGACGGGGCAGTTCGGCGCGTGGTCGCCAACATGCTCGCACTGAGGGCATCCGAGGCCCATCTTCTTAACGAGGGCCTCAAGACTCTTTAGGCGTGCGAGAACAGGATCGTCGAGCTTGAGCTTAGGCAGTCCTCTCTGGGCCTTCGGCTTCGGGAGGGCAAGAGCGCCGGAGATCTGAGAGATGACGAGGATCGAACTCGTGACGGTTGTCGCCGTCACGTTGACTGCGAGGCCGTTTCCTTGGTTCGCCTGATAGTCCATGGAAAAGCAGTACCACGCCTCGGTTGTACCTTCGATGCCGGACCCGTAGCCCGTGACAAACGTCGCGCCGCCAACGGCTGCTAACGTAAGGTCAGTGATCCCCGTCCCGGACATAATGAAGTAGACCAAGAACCGTCCGGTCGAGCCGAGGGTGACGCTGTTATTGTTAACTGCAACGTCGATGGTCGTACCCTCGACCTCGGTGGGCGCGTTGCCGAGGGGCGCGGCTGCGCTAATGGTACCTCCGGCGCGAATATCGGCGCACAAGAGGTTCGCGCCGAGGATGTTGTTCGTCTTAGGGCCAACGAGCTCAATGACGTAATCGACATACATCTCGCCAATGACGGCCGTGCTGTCTTGGCCGCCAGTGATCGTCTGGAACAGACCTACGTCGTAGGTCTTCTGGTCTCCGCCTTCCGGTACAGCACCCGAACGGACATAACGGAGCCCGTAGGGATTGGACTCGCGAGAGAGCGAGTTATGGACACAGCGAGTCCAAGTGACAGTACGGCTCGCGCCCTTGTACTGCATTGCCTGGTCCTTCGACACGAAAGGCGCGTCGAGAGCGTCGTAATCCGTGACCAAGAGGACGGCTCCCGCCTTGGTGGAAGGAGCCTCGGTCTCGTATCGATACGAGAGCTTTCGGAACTTGTACTGCTCGTACTGAATCGCGATGTTCG